TCCGTACTTGTTGTTCTCTATAAGCAATGGGTATCCATAGAAGATGGAAGCCATCAAGATGTCCTCGTAGAAGATTCTTGCTAGTGGTGGGCGCTCGGCATACTCCGCCACAAAGATGTTAGATGGGTACTCCACACTAAACTTATTGTAGAAGTGACAAGCCCCCTTAGAGCCTCGCCCATCTACTGTCTTATCAATGTCGTAGCTATCCACTCCACCTACACCTAGCAGGGCGTTTCCTGGATGCCACTTCCCATACTTGGAAGTCTTCTTATTCCGTAATTCAGCGGGCGGTAGCCACGAGACAAACCACTTTCCGTTCTTGTCTGGTGACCATACCACCTCGCTATCTTGTACACCACCTCTCCACATGAAGTTACCACGTATCACAGGTGATGGATATATCTCTTCATTATGAGCTATTTGCTCGTATATCTTCCCAATATTAAAGTGTGAGGACTTTGTAGAATCACGGAATGCCTCATCCTCCGAGAAGGGGAACTGACGGATAACCTCGTTCAATTCGTAGGGGTCACCCATGAGTGCCTTACGCTCATTCTGTAAGTACGTCTTTGCACCAATGGTTATCTCCTCGCCATCCAATCCCTCAATAGTTTTTTCAGGATCATCAATGACAGCAATTCCGTGCTTATCAAAGAAACCTTCTAAAGCCTCATATGCGGGGATGAATATCTTATAAAGACCGCTCTTGGTACGTCCGTTGGAGTTGCGCTCCCATGGGTCGGAGCTGTAGTACAACTTCTTAAACTGTGCGCCCCCTCTATCTAGTGGGTTAACAGTAGAACCTACTAACGCCTTTCCGATAACCCTACGCCCTACAATCAAACACGTTCTATGGATACGCCACACATCTTGGATGTCTAGCGGTCTCTCCCATTTACCTGCCTCATCAAGGTAGAGCATGTGTAGCTTCTCCCCATCATAGGCATTGGAGGTAGTGTTCTTCCAATTGATGAGCGTGTCTAGTGCCTCTCCTTTGTTTGAGGTTTTGTTGTTTTTTGTGATCCGCTTACTAGGCTCACGGAACGCCAACTCCATACGAGGGTTGGTCGTACCATCTTGGATGGGCTTGAAGAAGAATGGGTATGACCTAAACACTGGTACCACCTTCTTCATGAAGATGTTCTCTTGTGCATCCTTACCTGTCTTAGACATAATGCCTAAGAGCTTGTCCTTCACTTGGGTTGCCTCATCCACCTCTATACATGCGCTCATGTTGGTGTACCCCGAACGTCTACACTTGGTGTATATCTGCCCTAAGCATCGTGGGTCAGCCTCACATGCTGCGAAGTGGGTGAATAGCTTACGCTGAAAATCCAGGAATGAGGGGTAACCGATATCAATCTTACTCCATTGGAGCATCATGTAGTGTCGCCCCGTGATGTATGTAGGAACACCTTTGTTGTAAAACCAAACGCCTTCACGTCTACGCTTAAACTCCTGTTGGATGAACGAAGTATGTTTATTGCGGAACTCTCGTGGGCTTTCCGACCACTCATCCATAGAACGTATAGATGATAGTTCTTTCGGCATCTCGGTACGCCTCCAATACTGCTCACTCTTAGGAAGACCCGCAAACAATATTTCATCATCGCTAGGTATGGCGGGAAGCTGAATGTATAGACCCGATAGTTCAATAACCTCCCCTTGCGTACCATGGGGACAAATGTTGACCACCTCTTCGTCATAACCCTTTATTTTAACTAACCCCGCCATTTAAATTATTTGCTAAAGCGTTCTGCAAATCCACCTGAGAAGTCATTGTGTTCAGCGATATCTCCACTTTCCTTTAGGGAGCGTATCATCTCCTCTAGGCGTTGACGTTCTTGCAATAGTTCACGTGCATCGGTAGCAGTCTGTTTTATGGACTGTAGTTCCGCCTTCCGCCCTGAACCATTAAGCTCAGGATCAACAGGTTTCTTAACCTCTTCAATCATGTTGTTGATGGCTATCTCCATAGCTCCCATCAACCGCTGTGCAGCGTCTAAGGATGTAAACTTCTTCTTAGCCATTACGCACGTACAATAAGTCGTTATGTCTCATTCTCCACAATGGCTCACCCTTGATTTCCATGGTGTAGTCCGAGTGCTTGGAGAAGTATACCTTATCCCCAACTTTAGCGCCTATGTACTTGAGTTCGGGTCCAGCATACTTGATGAATCCGTGGTCAGCATCTTTCTCCTCTTCAACGATGATGATGCCCTCAACTATCTTCTCGGTCTCCTTTTCGGGGGCTTGAACGAACACCCAATCCGAGAGTACGTGAATCTCACCATCCGATGTCTCATATGCATAGGCATGTGATCCGTATCCCCCATTTGGGTCATACTGGACCATGTAGAGGTCGTCTTCTAGGTGGTACTTTTTCTCCACACACACATGGTGGTGGAAGTAGAGGATATCCCCAGGCTTGGCATCCACTTTGTGGCGTGCAGGTGTAGATACAATTTCCGCATAGTTAATACGATTTCCGAATTCATCAAACTTGGAAGCGAGGTACATCTCCTGCCCCGCAATAGAAATAGTGTCCCGAAACTTCTTTGGAAGTCGGACGATAAACATACCTAATGCTCTCATACTAAAAATGGAGGTCGTACTCTACAATGCAAGGCATATTTACAATTTCCTTCCAGAACATGTTCCCATCTTGAGGGTGTTCAATGAAGATGTTGTAGCTACGCTCACCTGTTTTGTAGTATCCTCGCTCATTAAATTCAATTACTACAATTTTACTATCGCCAACACGCATACCTACATAGTATGCCATGGCATCCTTCGGGTTTTGCCCGATTACAATCTTACGTATTAGATTCATTTTAATTTAAACTGTCGTTCCCAAACCTATCTATCCACCAATCTATCGTTCCTTCCTCTGGTCCCGCTTCTTTTTCGGTTGCCGTTTGGATGAACGCTAGCAATTCCTCAAAATCATCTAGATTTGGAGCGTTTGAGGTGAATGCGATTTGCACCTTAGGGTCTTCATCGTCCCAATCTGTGTGGGAGATGCCTAAAGCCATAGAAACTTCCTCTTCAAGACCGTATTTGTCCAATAATGCTTGGATTTCACTCGCTTTCTCGGTGAACTCTTGAATGAAAAGCTCTAGGTTGGTCATCTTAATTAGTATTTTTACCAAAAATAAGCAATTTAATGAAGTCAAAACGGAGCAAGACGAAGAAGATGCGAGAATTTGGTGTTTTACGCTCCTATGAGTACAATCGTGAGCGTAATTACCTCAAAAATCTTGATGCTGCATTCAAATATTACAACCAAGAGCATGAATTGAACTACTCATTCATGACGATTATGCTATTTTGCTATGATTTAGAGTTTTGGACTGCTGACTATGTCGCTGAACAGATGGGTCGTAGCAGTATTAAGCTCAAAGAACGATTTATTTACCCCGCTATGCACCGAGATTTGGTGTATAAACACTTTGATAGGCTCTCTCCTGGTAAGATGACACCCGATCAGCAGTTATTTTATGAGGAAACAAAAATGAGCTACCGAGTTCGCTACGCCTTGACGCAGAAAGCCCGATTGCTCATTCAGAAATTCTATGCTATGCTAGAGGATTAACCCTTTTTATGGGAGTATCCTTGCTTTTTAAGGCGTAAGTGATCCGCCATGCTCTTAGCTTTAACCACTTTTCCGTCTTTGTACATGTTGTGCGCCTTAAAGACCTTACCACCTTTCTTGTACTTATCGTACTTACGTAGGCTAACATACACATCTTGCCCCGCCTCATTCTTAGTGCGGTACATTTTACTGTCGTTGTAGTTAGATTTAGAAGCACCCTTGCTAGATGAGATATTAGCTTGACGTTGTGCTTTCTTATCCGCTACACCAGGATCAATGGATGTACCTACAAATACAGTGTCTTTACCTGGGTCAAAGTCTTGGAAGGTAGCTGCGGCAGACTTGTAGTCTTGAAACGTCTCCGTCTTCTTGTAGTTAGGCTTCTTACCTTTCTTAACCTTGCCACCTTTCTCGTACTTTCTATCGCCTACAAAATTCATGATGTTATCGTAAGCCTTAGAAGCATTTTTCTTAGCGGAGTATTCAGCTCGTTCAGCAGCAATCTTATTTGCCTCATCGGAAACTGTTCCCTTTTTGTAGCCTTGTTTCCTATTTCTATTATAAGCGTCTTCACCCGCTTTCTTTAATAGCTTTTTCTTCTTAGCAGGGTCTTTCTTTTTTGCTTTCATTTCTTACTTCTATTCTTCTTAGCAGTTATAAACTTCTTCTCCGTATGGTCGTAATCCATACCGTCACCATTGCCGTACCTTCCAGCATCTCTACGCTTCTTATTCAAAAACGCACGATACTTCTTCTTGTCGGGACGCTTATTGATCTTACGCTGGGATTCCCTACGCTTCTCTGCCGCCTCAGGATTCTCCTTGTAG